TAGCCCACCGGGTGTCTGGAGCCCAGACTTTACCTGATTGGAACAGGTCTGCCACAGAATTGATACGGACAAACTTGTCATTCCCTCTACTTGGGGTGTATTCAGACACCGGAATGCCCATCGCCCGCAGTTCAAATATCAGCGGAGCCCCTGCAGCCTTTGCTTCCACGATGAAAGCATCAGGTTCCCACTCTCTATAGTGAGCCAGTGCCTTTTCTTTCAGTTCAGGGAACTCCATCCGCTTCTGAAAACAGTCCAACAAGATGATATTTACGTCATTCTCGTCTTCGTTCATGTTGAACACACCCCACGTAGTACACGCAGAGTAGTCGTTTCGCTCACCTTTAGTAAAGGCAGTGTCCCAAGACTGGATGATGAACTCACATGAAGGAGGCTTCTCCTTCTCCCAAATTTTCCACCACTCTCTTTTGACAATAGCGCCTTCTTCGGCGGTGGGATTCTGTTGGTACTGAGCGTTCCACTTACCCGGTGGCAACTCATCTCTTAGCGCAGACAGTTCCTCAAACGACCAAAACTCAGGCCATAAGGGTTTACCCGAAGGCATGATCGCCGGGAGTTCAATGACTTCCCACTCGTCTTCCTTCCCCAACTCGCCAGCGGTCTTGAGAATTTTCCCAGTCAAGTCCGACTTCGACCATCGGGTCATGATGACCACGATAGCCCCACCCGGCTGGAGACGCTGACGCGGGCCAGATGAGTACCACTCAAACACGGAGTCGTAAATCTCCGGTCTACCAGCGGCTAAAGCAGCTTCTTGTTCCGAGTGAGGGTCGTCAATGATCAACAGATCTGCACCTTTACCCGTCATGGTTCCACCAACACCAATAGCAAAGTACTCGCCATTCTTATTAGTAGCCCAACGTCCAGCGGACTTAGAGTCCTGTCTCAAAGCCACATCCGGGAAGATCTTTGCGTACTCCTCCGACCCTACCAAGTTACGCACCTTCCGGCCAAAGTTCACCGCCAGATCAGCAGTGTTAGACGCTTGAATAACCTTCTTCTCAGGATACCGGCCAAGGAACCAACTAGGAAGCAGGTACGAACCAAACTCGCTTTTTGTATGCCGAGGCCCCAAATTTATGATCAGCCTCTTCAACTTACCCTCAGCGATCTCCTCAAATTTTTTCGCCATCACCGCATGATGCCGGCCATGAATGAACCCCGGCCACATCTTCTTCACATACGCCATGAAGCTCTTCTGGCACTTTTCCCTGTCCACAGCATCCTTGTAATCTTGTACCTGCTGTAACAGCTTCTCCTGATCCGCAGGAGACAGACTCGCCACTAGATCATCCAGCTTCATTCCATACCCCGAAATGAGATATAGGTGGGCCGCACAGACCTTCCCATCCCCTCAACCCTCTTGAGAGCACCTAGCTTCACCAACCTATCTACGATCTTCTTCGTGCTCCCAAGCCCAGGTTTCCCACGTAGCTCACAAATGTTCCTCAGGCTCGGCCCGTACCCAAACCGGCACCACCACACATCTATAGCCAAAAACACTTCCTTCTGAGCCTCAGTCATCCCCATCTCCAATACCTCCTCCTTGGACCCATACACCTTCCTCAGAGGACTCTGCAACACTTTCTTCGTGCGCCACTTCTTGACGTTTTCCATTACAAATCAACAACTTAGCGCACACTCTTAAAGCGTTACTTTACTTCCGTTAAATTTAACGGCACGTTAAGCATCAAGCACACACCTTAACACCACAACAAGCAAAAAACCGTTACAAATCATAGACTTAGCCACGTTTGTTAAACCAGTTTATGTCATCCGTTAAATTTAACGGCACCAAAATTTAGTCCCAAATTTTTTGCTACCCCCCCACCACTTTTTGTACAAAGACTGACCGGGGGGTGTCGCCAGATCGAGGGGGTGGGGTCTGGCTACCGTTAAATTTAATGGCAGGGGAGCGTTAAATTTAACGGTGGGTGACATGGGATGGAATGGACGCGAGGCGGGGATGGTTCGTGTGGAATAGTATGTTTAAGGGCGCGGGACTCCTGCTGCGCCATCGGGGGGGTGCCCGGTGGGTGGGTCTGCGTCCTGCGCCGTCTCGTTTCCCTCGGCTGCAGCGTTAAATTTAACGCTCAGTTCCTGCAGCAGTGAGTCGGCATCCGCCTCTATCACTGTGGCATCGCTGGCTTGCGCAGTGAGGATGCCCCTTAGTTCCTGCATGACGCGGGCACGGGCATCATCGGAGCTAGTGATAATTTTCTGCTCGCGTCTCTCGGTGAACGCAGCCACCTCCGTGACCGTGCCCAATGTCTTTAGTGCTTGGACCTTCACGGAGTCTTTTGTATCTGCGTCTAGCGCCACTTGTACTAGACCTTGGATCACTAAAGAACGAAGCGCTGCAGGGGTGCGGTGTTTCTCGGCTTCAATTGCCAGTGCATAGGCTTCAATCTCGCGCTGCACTCTAGGGTCGGCTGCCACCTTATAGGGTGTTGTCACCAGGGTTGACGGTGCAGGGTTTGGATTGAACGCTTCACGGTAGGCTTGGGCTTTGCTCTTACCTTGTGCAACCTTGCGGGCAAAGTCCCTTTGCTTGGGTGTCAGTGAGTCGGAGACTTGCTTACCGAGAATGGCACTCATGGGTAGATCGTTGAGACCTTGCTCTATGGTCTTACGGCTTAGCTTCATAGGTTTTTGTCCTACTGTGGTTCTATACAGTATAGGGGAACGGAGGGGGAAAGCAATAGGACTGCTGTTCGCTACGCTCACTGCGGGCGGGCTCCGGACCCGCACCAGGGCTCACACTGTACGTTTATACATGAGGGTTTGTCCCTAGTGACAAGGGCCACGCAAGGGCCGATGATGCACTCATGCGCTACACGGTGTGGCGCACTTAGGAGAACCAAGCCATGCACACCACCACCGACCAGTTTCACACCATGCGCGGCCATGTGGCCGATGGATGCGTTATCAGCGCGCCCAGTGGTAAGCAGTTCACTCTGCGCGCAACCATGCGCGGCTGGATGGTTTACGGGCCTGACAACCAGCCAGTGTCCGGGAATCTGCCATCAGCGTCTGACGTGGAATATTTTTTCGTGAACGGTCTTTCGTCCAATTAACACCATCGCAACATAAGGAGAACCAAGCCATGCACTATTTCGTTGAAATCACGGACACATTCGGCGGTGAGGCCAATTATTCTTGGGTTACCCGCCACAAAGTCCGGGCCTCATCCGCCCGTGGCGCCTTGATCCGCGTTAATCGTGACTCCGGCTTAGGTTTTCGCTCCGTTGGATGCGATAGGTACGACTCCCGTTCTGGTGCCACGTGCGCATTCATTACCCCTTGGGATGATGCAGAGCACGGCCAGCTTTTCCACGTTTCCGATTCTCTCGCTTGAGGTAAACACCATGCGCCGTATCCCTTCAATCAAGACCCTTACGCCTGTTTTCGGGGGCAAGGCTAGCGAAGCCCGGAAAATTCTTGGCATGACGCGCTCAGAACTCGAATCCCTGCCCGCAGGGGCCGCCCGCGTGGCGGAATGCTATCACCCGCCGAAAACGTATGACCTGCGCCTGACTTGTCTTGACGCGCTAGGGGAAACCTGCGGCGTGGAAGCATTCCAGTTGCGCGACGGTAGTTATTGCGACTACCTAAACACTGGCGATACCTATACGCCTACGCTAATGCGTTTCCGTGGCAACTATCGGGTTGCATGCTGGGGCGATATCGCTGAACGCCACACCTGACCTATCCGTCTAGGGGCTTCCGGCCCCTATGGGATGCGCCAGCATCACACAGTCCAATCCAATCAACTGAGGTAACACTATGAACGCCATCGAAGCCGACGCCACCTGTGCGGACATTAATTGGACGCGCATCAAAAACGACGTCAACGGGAACCCGCGCTTTGTCTGCGATTTCACCGACCTAGAGGGTTTCACGCTGCGATTCCATAACCGCCACCATTTCACGGTGGCGCAGCGTTATGCGATGGTCATTCACGCGGCTAACCAGCTGGGCGGGCGCAAGTACCACAACAAATCGTATGGTGGCGGAATCGTCTTTCAGGCGTATGAAGGCCAGCTCGCCGACCTCGCCAAGCGTACCCGCGCCGTCCTCGAAAGGGCTGCAGCATGAGCACCGATTACGCCGATATTGCCGCCCGGTACGAACGCATGCGCGCCAACAATGGCGAACCCGCGCGCCAGATTACCCGTGATCGATTCTGGCACCTGCTGGAAGTGTTGCCCCCGGCACACTGGACGCGCCGCGTAGATGCTGAAACCTTTATGGTGATCGAATGCGAAACCGCCAACCTTCACACCTGGGCTGCGCGTATCGGCTCCGGGGATGAAGCTACCTATTGGGAAATGATCGCGCCGAATGACTCGACTCATTCGGACATTTTGCGCAATGTTGCGATGGTGGCGGAATGACCACTGATGATATCGCACTCATTCTCGTTTCCCTGGTGGCGCTGCTGCTGGCGCTGCTGGGGGTCATTTAAGACTGCTGCGCCTATCGGCGCTGGAAGGAAAACACGTGAAGCTAAGAATTACCGCAGCAAAAACACCCTTGGAGGGGTGGCGCGCTGAAATATGGGTTGACGCCCTGAACCGATGGTTCACGATGGCAGGATGCCCGTTTTTTCAGAACCCCGATGATGCTATCGCATGGGGTCTATCTGATACCGCCCCTTACTGAGGATTGACCCATGAACCTGACAAACCGATCCAATCGTGCCGCCATGCGCTACGGGTTTTCCGAATGGGACGAATGGCACGAAGCCCTGCCGGGTGGCCGTTTCCTTGCGGTGGCTAACTACACCGGCCCCGATGCGCCCGAATGGATGCCCGCAGGGTCTAGCTACGCTGGGAGAAACCCGGACGGGACCGTATACCAGCAGCAAAACACCATCATGCGCCCTGGCTGGTGGGGTTGACCGGCACCTATAGCCCCTCACTCGGGGGCTATGGGGGCATGTTGCCCTGCAGATTCAAAGGACTGACCTATGCATACCCCTGGACCGTGGCATTACGTGGGCGATAGCCTGACGCACCGCCAATTCGACATTCATTCCCCCGGCGTCCATCACCAGCATATCTGCACTGTAAACAATCTAAGTGTTGAAGCACTGTGGAAACGTGACGCTCAACAGGCTGAAGCTAACGCTCGATTGATTGCCGCCGCGCCTGCGCTGTTGGAGGCATTGCGACTGGCCGCGAATATCAACCCTTACGGGTCAGTCGAAAACGCAAATGCGCGGGATGCTGCCCGTGCCGCCATCGCCCGCGCCACTTCAAAGGACTGACCTATGTACGTTCAAAACGTGGAATTCTTAAGCCGCGCACAGGAAATCTATCCCGGCGCATTCGCGCTGGAGGTGGACCGACTTGGCGCAGTGTGGGTGAAATGCGACCCGTGCGAATGGAACCACAGGGACATCCCTGGAGGGGCCGTGCGGCTCGGGTCAAGCCCAACCACTGCGGCGCTGGAGCGTGAAATTTTGGCCTTCTTGAAGGACTGACCTATGCTGATTCAAAAGACCTCATCTTTTGGCCCCTTCGTCGACGGACGCCGGGTTACCGCATGGTCCTACCCGGGTCTGCCCGGATGGGCCTGGGAGTCCCTGCTGGTGCAGGGAGAACCGGGGGCGGGAGTCTACATGACGCTGCCCCGCTCGGCGGCTTATAAGGATCACCCTTGGCTGGGTGAACATAAGGATCACCCGATGATCCGCCGCTGGGGGAGGGACTGACCTATGCCTGACATTCCCTGTCTCGACCCGGATCGGCCCCTTAACGCCGAAGAACTAGCAGACGAACGCTGGGAGCGCCGCCGTGGCCGCGTTCGCACCCGTGCCCATATCGAGCGCCTAGAGACTGCCCTACGCTGGGCGCTGGAGCAAATCGAGGATGACCTAGACCTAGACCACCAAGCCGCCCTGGCGGATGCTTGGTCTCTTTTGGAGGACTGACCTATGCTGTATCTGAACATCCCCCCTGACTGCGCCGGGTATCCTGCTGCAGCGTTCACTCAGGACGGGCAACTCCTAATTGCCGGACCGCGAGAAGATTGTGAACACGTGGCCCGCGACAATTCTGGCCTGTACTGCTGGATCGACCGGGGCCGTCCCGTCATTCGGCGCGACTTTTCCAATCAGGAGGACTGACCTATGATTTACTCGAACACTGCCCGCTGCGCCCGCTGGGGCGCTGAAAAGGGAGCCCGCCGTGTCAGTGGACTGACCCGCTCCGAGCGCGAAGCCGTCAGGAACGGCGAGGAGGTGCGGTTTAAGGGTTGTCCCGAAGTTGACGGGACCACGGAGAGGCGCATAATTTTTACGGGCGGGCGGTTCTTTGCCCGTATGCCGAAGGAGGGAACATGACTGAACAAACCAAAGCCGAGAGACTGGCTGATGCGCTGGCCGACCACACGGGCGTGACACTGGCCCAGATGGACAAGGCCGCTGCTGAACTTCGCCGGCTGAGCGCAGTGAACGCGGAACTGCTGGAGGCGGTGCGAACCCTGCTGCCTATCGCAGCCCGCGTCATCCAAGGCACAACCGATGGAGAGCCAATGCTTAAGCAGGCCCGCGCAGCTATCGCACGGGCTACAGAGGAGTGACCTATGTTCACGCTTCGCATAAACGACAACCACTATCCGATGGTGACTGCCCCGGTGGAATGGCACGATGGGGGATGGCGCACCAGCATCCTGCCCCGCGTGACTCAGGAAGTCTCAGAGGAAATCGACCACAACCACTGGGAGGATTGGCCCGGTGGCATCGTGGATACGATTTACTTTGCAATGGTGGACGGATGGTCTAGCGACGGCACCATGCGCGAAGATGACCCGGAACTTGAACCGATCTACTGGGCGATAGAGCACAACGGCCAGCCCATCGGGAGGGATGAACTGGAAGAACTGCTGAACCCCGGCGAAGTGACGATCAACATGCTGGTGGGCACGAACTCACGCGGCGATTCGGTAGAAACGAGGGTGGAGTACCGTCGCCTGGGAGGTGAGAAGGCCGAGCGGTTCGTCATGGACTACGCTGACAAGCATGGTCTGGAAATCAACTATCTGGACAGGTATGGATCGCTACTTGTGGCACAGGTGGAGTGACCGCTGCCCGCTTCGGCGGGCTTTTTTACGCTTGACACCACTCAAAGGACTGACCTATAATCCGTCCCGTTGGCGTCGAAACCGACAGTCTTGGAGCCCTTGCTCATGCATCCGCCCCTGGGAGTCCCCGGGGGTTTCGACCGGATGCAGCAGCAAGGGCTTTTTGTTTGTCTCACGCCGACCGTACTCCGCACGATAGCAAGTGCCTTCGTAGGCAGCGCGGAAGGAAATACGGCAAGCCATGTATGGCACTGGCTAGGAGGGTTATGCCTAGCACCCCGTGTGATGCACCCGCACGCCCAAGTAGCGAAAGCCAAAGGGATATACAGAACCCTGTGATGAACAGGATTAAAGCCAGCGGACAGCGACCAACCTCCTCGGAGGAGCAACGGACGAAAGACTAGCGAAGCCCGTCGTCCGGGATGCTGTAGGCAGATGAGTACGCCCCATAAGTCACCGTAAAAACGTGGCAGGCGGTTCTGGTAAAGGGTCTGTGAAGCTGTAAAGTTCCCCGGAATCGGGCAGGCAGGCTTCATGGGTAAGAGGTAGTCCGTCTGTAGTTTCCGACACTGTAGAAATTCACAGTGTTGCACTACACGCTAAGGCATGGCAACATTCACTGCCACTTTCGGCAAACAGGAGATCATCATGAAGAAGCCCATCATTTTTGTCGCTGCCACCCTGCTGTCCTTCGCGGCGCTGGCGTACTCTTGCCGGTACTACACCGTCACGGTGAACGGCAAGACCTTGAACTGCTCTGAGTGCTGCTACGGTACTGGTTCGCTGCGTCGGTGCGATGTGACTTGCAATTGAGTTTGTGCTGCGTATGCGGAGCCAATACTACGGGAAGCTGCAACTGATGCAGCAACCTTCAGCGACGCGAGAAATTTGGCATACGCGCAATGACGAACTGGAACCGAGCCATGAGTGGGGTCTGTTGTGTCTGCATGAACACGATCCCACTCAGTTGGTTGAGGATAGAGATTTTGTTCAAAAACTGCTCGTCAATGCTGGCCTGAAGCCTCGTGAAATGAAGGTTGTCAACTTGTACTTTGTGCATGGTTACACGCTGGAAGAAATTGCAGTAAGGCTAGATTCATGGACCCATACAAGAGAGCGTATACGTCAAATTCGTGGGCAGGCGCTTGAAAAATTGAAGCATGCCGCACGGCTAATTTGATGACTACAGTAGTAAACATCACCCTCGTACAAGAGGGTGACCAGATCACCATCCGATCAGATGCCGTAGGCCGGGACGAACAAGTCCTGGCTCTCGGCCTGCAAATTTTGGGGCATCTGTCCTATCTAGAGATGCACAACCCCGAGATTTACACGGTGGACATGCCGACCTTGAGTGCTGGGAAGCACTAAATTTTGAGAGCCTTCAGGACTGACTGCCCCGTGCGGAACAGTCCTTCTCTCAGGTGGTGATCGTTGCAGTCACCTAGCTGATCGCTCATCCAATACGGCCAGCCTATCTCACGGGCTACCCGCTCCCCGGTCCCTGACGCATCGTTGTCTGCGATAACGTAGCCCCCTGGCAGGGTCTGCGCGATCTTCAATAGGTTACCGGCACTGAAGCAGCAGTGAATCGTATAGCGACGTTTCCAGTTCTTCAGCATCAGTCGCAATGAGAGCGCCGTGGCAAAACCTTCTGCCAAAAAGTGCGGGCCTTTGTTATCTATCACATACTCCGCGCCGCCTGTCTGCTGGCCTGACAGAAACTTCTTCCCGCCCGCAGCGTCGATCAACTGCACACCCACCAACCTATGGCCGATCCGCATAGGGATCACCAGCAGATGCTCACCTTCCCTAACCCACACATTTCCAACTTCGTCAGGGAACCCCTTGGCCTTGAGGTATGGATGTGAGGCATACTGGCACTGATGAAGTATCCAAGCGGCTTTTTTGGAGGCTTCATGCTGCCTGCGGGATGTGTCCTGTGCCGCGCGGTGTGCCTGCTCTGCTAGGTCTCGCCTGTTAATTTTTACGGGCTCATCTGGCTTCCAAACAGAGACGGATACCTCTGTGGCGTGGTTTTGCACCCAGCCGATGTCTCCCATAAATTTCACGGCTCCGTTTCGGGAACGCGGGTGATCTTCCGTGGGATACCTGCGCCACAGGCCGAGCGGAGGCAGATGCGGGATGAGGATGCCGTGCAACCTGCAGAAGGTTAGGAAGTCCATGCTTCCACCTTGTTGATTCGTTCACCGATCCATCTTGCTACGGGCACTGCCCAGCTATTACCAAGGGCTTTGTATCGAGGTCCGTCAGGGCATTCGCTGGCGGGCTTCTTGCGCCAGGGTATCTGAGTGTACGAACGAGGGAATCCTTGAAGTGCCTCACATTCCTCGGGCGTAAGTCTGCGAACTTGCATGGCGGTCGCCTCCGGCTGCGCTGCGAACAAACTGCCATTGTCCGCGCTGGCGTTGCCGTTCCATTTGGTTCCGTAGGCAGAGGTCAGGCAGTCGGCGGTTTCGCGGAAGGCGACGGGCTGCATCACCGCCGTCGTGGTGCTGTTCTCCACGCCGCTTGGAATGCGGGAACGCAAACTGCTGGATAAGTCTGTGAAACTGGCTACGCTGGCCGTGCCGTCAGTGCCGTGCAACGTCACGCCGACAGGCCCGTCGAAGCCGCCCCCGATGGTAGGAATCAGCGTCTCCGATTCCGAGTCCTGGCGCTTCATCCCTCCTGCGTTCAGGCACATTGCCACTTGTGGCAGGGACGAACAATGCCCCCCCCCAAGCGCGTGTTGATCTTCCAGCCCCTGCTTATCACCGAAGTGAGCATTGAGTGTGCTTGCTACATCAGCGGGCCATACCAATGCTTGATCCTCTACTCTTTCGTTTCCTGTGCGACTGAACGGAGGGCCGTTAGTAACTGTGGGGGCAATTCTTTTCCTCGTTTCTCTGCTCGGCGCAGGATGCCCTTGCAGGCTGTGCTGCTCAAATAGAACCGCTGCGGCACGGTGCCAGTCTCCAAGATATCCGACAACGAACACACGCTTGCGTCTTTGGGCCACTCCGAAATACTGAGCGTCAAGCACCCTATATGCGAACCCATACCCGCACTCTGCCAGCCCTCCGAGGAAGGAGCCAAAGTCCCGTCCTCCATTGGAGGACAAAACGCCGGGGACGTTCTCCCAGACCACCCAACTGGGCCGATATCGTTTAGCAATGGCAAGAAAGGTAAGCATGAGGTTGCCACGCGGGTCATCCAATCCTTTTCTGAGTCCTGCGACTGAGAAGGATTGACAGGGGGTTCCTCCGCAGAGAACATCAATAGTTGCATCAGGCCACTCCTTGAACTTGGTCATGTCCCCAAAATTTGGGACGCTTGGATAGTGATGTTTTAACACCGCACATGGGAAGGGTTCTATCTCGCTGAACCCAATTGCTTCCCAACCAATAGGATTCCAGGCAACACTTGCCGCCTCAATGCCAGAGCATACAGACAGAAACTTCATCGCTTGCCCTTCAAATAATTGCGGATGCTCTTGATGGCAAAGCTCTCAAACGCCCGCGTCGGCATCATCGGCATGTCATGTAAACCTTTGGGCCACACACCGAACCGCTCCCTGTAGTTCGCTAGGGCACGCTTGTCTGACCACGAACCAGCCTGCACCTTCCACTGCGCCATTGACCACCAAGATTGCTTGTCATCGCGTGACATGGGACCTAGTTCCTGCATCTCGCCGGGAACAGATACCACTGCAGACTTACGCTCACGCACATGCCCGCAGTGAGCACAGGTGTCAGAACCACGGGGCCACAGGGCACCGCAGGCTGGGCACTTGGCGTCCTTCTTCTCCTTCTCGTCGGGTTCCTGCTTGGTCTTCTCCTTGCCGTCTTCCAACTCACTTACGCCGTTTTCAAATACGTCCTCCCAATCTTCTCTGAACCGAAGGTAATTGCCCGAATGGTCAAGCCACAACCCGAAAGTTTTTCCAGGGTGCGTTCTCATCACTCTACCCATTTGCTGGATATGTGATGACAATGATTTACTGAATGGCCGCGCAGATACTCCAATCTTTACAGCAGGACTGTCGAAACCCTTGGTAAGGATATCCGTAGCAATTAACCCGACAATATCTGAATCGGGTTTATTGAAGTCATCAATAATATCCCGCTTGAAATCATTATCATCACGGTAGGATATGGATACGAAGTTATATCCCTGCTCTTGGAACTTCTGTTGTAAATCAATACCATGATCCACACCAGCACAGAACACGATAGTTTTCTCGGGCTTGCCGAATACTTCATGGGTTTTCTTCACCCACTCAGCAACAATATCTCCCGTGATCTTCTTGC